AAGCTGTTGATGGTAAATCCGTGTTGGAGGGCCTTCCTCTCGTAGGAACTGAGGATATTAAATTAGAAATGGAGGATAATAATGATCAAAAATTAAAACTTAAAATGGTAATTAATACTGTAGTACCATTGTTTGAGGATAGTCAAAAGAATGTTGTTAGTTTAGAATTGGTATCTGAGGAAGTTATTCGTAATGAGATGGGTGAATCTAGGTGTAGAAGTAGAGAAACTGGAAAAGTAGATGAACATGTTAAACGAATATTTGAAGATAGATTAAAAACTAAAAAGAAATTAGATATAGAAACATCTACTAACGAATATAATTTTGTCGGTGGTAATCGTAAACCTTTTTACATGTTAAATCTTTTATCTAAACAGGGTATTCCTGAGAATGGTGATGGTAACAGTGCAGGATTTCTTTTCTTTGAAACTTCCGATGGATATCGTTTTAAATCTATTGAGGGATTGTTTAAACAAGAGAAAAAAAAATCTTATGTATTTAATAATAGTTCTGATGGAATTAAGGGAGTTCCTGCTGGTTATGATGGGAAAATATTAGATCATCAATCTGATAATACAGTTAATGTTCAATCAAAGATGAGTATGGGAGCATATAAAACTAAGATAGTTTTATTCGATACTTTCAATTGCAAATATCAAGTTGAAGAACAAACTGCTGAACAGGTTAAGAAGAAGGTTAAATTAGCTGGAAAAGATCTTCCTAAATTTAACAAAAAATTTGACACTGTTAAACATGATTTTTCTAGAACAACGTTATATGTAGTTGACAGTGGAAGTTTACCTGGCGGTGACACTGAAGAACAAATAAAAAAGAGCACAGAGGATAATTTTAAAGCAATTAAAACATTGAATCAATCTATCCGTAGATACAATCAACTTTTTTCTGGTATGATGGAGATAACTATTGCTGGAGATTTTAGTTTACATGCAGGAGATGTAATTTTTGTTGACATATTTTCCGTGGACGCTGAAAAAAGTGATACTGTAAACAAGGAAAGTGGAGGTCTATATATTATAGCTGACCTATGCCATTATGTTAGCAATGAAGGAACTTATACTAAAATGAATTTAGCAAGAGACTCCTTCGGGAGAAAAGGTAATCACAGCAACAATAGGTAACTATCATGGAACAAACTTACCACCCAAACATAGCAGATGATGGAAAAGAACATGTCAATCATGACATGCATGTGTATACAAAAGAAGATTTAAAGATGCACAATGAACCATTTCATCATCATTCAGAGGATGAAGTCGAACCTAATGAGGGTAAGATAAATGACTGGCACAAAAGACATGAAGATAAAACTTTAGAAATTTTCTGTGACAATCATCCTGATGCATTTGAGTGCAGAGTATACGACGATTAAAGCATGGAGTCGTCATTATTTAATTCTGGTTTTTTAGGAGGGAGTTTTCATTGGTTTATTGGCCAAGTCTCTGATGATTCAACGTGGAGAGAAAATCAAAACCCTAAAAAATTTAAAAAAGGTGAAGACCTCCCTGCGTGGGGATACAGATATAAAGTTAGAATCATAGGTCAACATGAACAAGAAGAATCAGATATAACTGCAGAGCAACTCCCTTGGGCTCAAGTCATGTATCCTGTGACTGCTGGAACTGGACATGGTGGATCGTATCAAACACCCGCGATACGTCAAGGTAGTTTTGTGTTTGGTTTTTTTCTTGATGGTAAAGATCAACAAGTTCCCATGATCATGGGTTGTCTTGGAAACAATATAAAAACAAAACTTGAGAGAAAAACAGGAACTGAAGGTAGTGGTGGTAAAAACTTCACACCATTCAGTTTCTTCTCTAAGATGTTGAATCCAGAACCTAATGAACAAAAGAAACTTAAGGATGAAGATTTCTCACCAAAACAAAATGGAAATGATGCATATAGTTCACCATCAAAAGGAAATGTTTCAAAAGAATCAAATGATGCAAATAATTTATATACAATAGCAGATGAAAGAAAAAAATACACGTTGGAAGAAAAGCATGCACTTGCTTGCCCTAATCCAGAAACTCAATCTGACATAAAAAATATACAAGTAGTTATAGAAACAGTATCTGCAAAGATAGAGAGGTTTCAAAAATCATTACAAGATGCCGATCTTGCTGCTGGATTACCTATAGTAGATAATGCTAAAGACATAGACAAAGCAATTGAAGATGCCTCTGAGGAGATGTCAAAATATATGAAAGGAACTATGAACAAAGTTCAACAGTTCACCACCAAAGAATTTAATGATAAGTTAGCACCAATAATAAATCTAGCACCACCATCACATACACTGGAGATCCTACAAAAAAAAGTAGAGGGATTAGAAAAGATCGCTTGTATGTTTAATGGCATGGCAGGTCTTGCTCTCGCAGGACTAATTGCTGCTGCGTTAAAGAAAGCATTTAATAGAAAGAAAAAGAAAGCAGAACAAGCAGCAGCTAATGCTTCAGTATCGGAGGCAGGAGTTGTAAATGCAGAACTAGAGCCAGGAACTGTTGGTATAACCTCTTCTCAAACAATACCAGCGATTCCTGTATTAACCACATCTGGTTCTGATGACGTTGCACCACCATCTGCAGATGGATTTTATAGACCAACTCCCTTGTGTGAAACAGAAGAAATAATTGGTGAAGTATTGGGAGGAACGATTAATACTATTTTACAAGGATTTGATGATGCGATTGGCCCTGTGGTTGATGAAGTTCAAAATGCTTTAGGGGGATCGTCAACTGAAACAGGATCAGATGACGTAGGTGTAATTGATAATGCCGTAAGTGAAAACAATGTTCTATCAGCATTATCATCTGGGGATTTAGTTTTAAGTATTTCTCAAACACTTGCAGATCAATCTGGAATTGATCCTACAAAAATTGGAGGTGCAAATCGTTTCTGGGCAGATGGAAATTATGGCAGGGGATTATTACAATTTGTTGATGCTGCTGGCCAAAACACACCTCAGAATCAATCTTTAATCGCAGAGGCATTATTGTTGATAAATGATAAGGGAAATCCGAATGGTATTGCAGCAGGATTATCTTTAACATCAAATATATTAGGTGTTAGTGAAAATTTATTATCTGGAATTGGAAATGCTTTTGAAGCAATTAGGAGTGGCAATATAACAAACCTAATTTCTGCTGCTGGTAATCTTGCATCATTTAATCCTAGAATATTAAATGCTATTGCTGGTAGAGGTGCTGCTCTTGCTGGTGCGATACCAAGTGGTTTAGGTTTAGGTGCATTAGGTGGTATGAACTTTGATATCGCATCATCATTAAACTTCGTCAATTCTATAACTAAAATATTTGATTGTGATCCTAAACCAGAGTGTTCACCAAACGATACTCATACCATGCAAAGTGGTGGCGGATCTTCTGAAAAACCTAGCACATCTGGTGTTGCTGAATCCGCAAAAACTACTTCTAATACTGTTAAAGAAAGAAAATCTTATGGAACTAGTGTAGAAAAATCTAGCTCTAGCAGAGAGGGTGTTACTATTAAAAAAGTATTCACCAAACCACAATCAAGAAAAACTGATTTAACTAACTTAGTTGGATTTGTTAATGGTAAACCTTACTATGGCCCATTCCATTTACATATAAGAGATAGTGGAGAGAGAGTTATCATGGTTGGTGCTGCACACACATCTGCTAAACATGCTGTGATATATAAGACTGCGAATGAAAGTCTCGCTAATCCATTTGTGGAGGAATAATGCCAATATCACAAACGTCATTTGATAATATTAAAGTAGGGTACATCAGTGAGACTGAGGGATATGTTAGAGATATATCAATTGCTGATGCGAATGCTTATGCAGAATTAAATCCAGAGACAGAATTCATATTCATAGATGGTGATGAGAAGGTTAGATTTTTGACAATTAGTGAAGTCAACGCACTAACTCCCAAAAATTTACTCAGATCAGATCCTTGTTTAACTGGTGATCAACTTTGTGGCCCACCCAAACTTAAATTTTTTGGTGGCGGTGGTGTTGGTGCAACTGCTAATCCAGTTGTAGATATTAATGGTAATTTAATCGCAGTTGATCTTGTGAGTGGTGGTTTTGGATATATTACAGAACCACAAGTTCAAGTTCTTGATCCTTGCAATATAGGCAGTGGTGCTGTTCTAGAAACTGAAATTGAAAATGGAGTTGTTGTAAAAGTAATTGTTAGAGATAGTGGTCAGGGTTATTTACCACCACCACAAACAGTTCCACAATATCCTGCTGTGATAGAACTTACAGGTGTAACTGTTACAAATCCAGGCTTTAATCATAATTGTGGAGTTGATACCATAGAAATAATACCAAGCAATGGATCTACTCTTTCTTATGATTGTGATCCGTTTGGCAAAATAAGATCAGTATCTGTAAACAAGGGTGGTAGATTCACAGAGTTACCACAAATTAGAATGAATACAGAGACTGGATTCAATGCAACTTTTGTTCCTGAGTTTAGTATTATTCGTGATCCACAACCAATAGAGCCAGTTCTTACAGATGTGGTTCAGGTATTTGATCTTGTTGGATTAAATATAAATGGATATGTTGATGGTAAACCTTACTATGGAAATGTTTATTTTGTAGATGGCATCAAATTTGCAGGAACATCTGACAAATCTGGAACTAATATCCAAGTCTACAACACTAGACTTGATAGTTTACAGAAACGTGACACAGGTGCTAGAATTGTTTCAGATCAAATAGAAGAGGCACAAGTTGTAGTAGAGGAACAGCAAGATACTGTAGAGTCTATCAGTTCACCTTCAAGAGGAACTTATTCAACCACACCAACGAGTGCCCCTGCAACTCCCGCAACACCAGCAACCACTACAACACCAGCATCTGGAGGAACTTATTCTGCACCAGCAACACCAGCACCAGCAACACCATCAACACCAGCACCACCATCATCCAGTCCACCTAGCAGTGGTGGTGGCGGTGGCTACGGAGGAGGATACTAATGTCTGAAAAAAAGAATTTTTGGAATCAGGTTATCAGTGCCATGAATGGTGCTATTACTTTTGGAAAGTTAAGTCCAAAAGGTGATGTCACTTCGAGTGTTCACATTCAAGCACTTGATGGCAGACATTTTATGTCATTTGATGAGGATGGGCCTAGAACAGGATTTACATTATTAAATTCACCTGGTTCAACCTTTATTCATAGTGGTGAGGATTTGAAACAAGAGCAAGAAGCAATCATGATTCTTGCAAAGAATGGTGACTTACATTTAAAAGCAACTAAAGGTAAGATTAAATTAGAGGCACTTGACATTGAACTTGTTGCTAATGGTAATTCTCCGCAGGGTGTCATTTGGGCAAACGCATATGAGACCTTGAAACTTGACTCAAAAAATGTTACAATAGATGGAAAGCAATCCATGAAGATTATGACATCAGGATTGATAACAATGAGAGGAGGTTTAGGAACTCAAATGTTCTCACCTCTCATAGAGGGCATCTCTCGTGCATTAACAAAAGATAAATTACCAGAACCTGGCGAAACAAACACAAAGAGTATCTAACATGGCATTTGCATTCGACGAATTATTTGTATACGGTGGTCAGATCATCGCTAGTGCGAAGAAGATAGTTCCCAAAGCACTAGGAGTTGGCAACGAAAAGATAGATCACTCAGTATACATTCAAGGTAATACTCAGATTGGAAAACCTGATGCTTTCTCTGATGCTAATGCAACATTGATGATTGGTAGAGAAGATACGAAAGGAACGGATCGTTCACTTTTTATAAGAGGTAATACAAAACTTGAAGGAGATGGTGGAACAAAATATACATTAAATGTTAATGGTGATGTTACTATTGTAGGAAATACGGATCAAACAGGAAATATAACCGCATCTGGAACTGTTAAAGCAGCAACTCTGATTGGTTCTCATACAAGTGGTAGTATAAGTGGTGGTGTCAGTGGTAAATCAGCTGGTGCAAAGGCATTTGATATTCCTCACCCATCAAAAGAAGGATATAGATTACGACATATATGTGTGGAAGGCCCAGAGTCAGCAGTATATTATAGGGGTAGAACAAATAAGAACATCATTCCGTTACCTTTGTATTGGAAAGATCTAATTGACCCTGCATCACTCACAGTAACTCTGACTCCGATAGGAGCACATCAAAATATTATTGTGAAGAGGTGGGATGCTGAAAATATATACCTACAAAATCAAGGAGCAATGCCTATCAATTGTTTCTTCCATGTGTTTGCTCAAAGGATTGACATTGAAAGATTGATTCCAGAATACGAGGGTCAATCATCAGATGATTATCCTGGTGATAATAGTATCTACAGTATTAATAAGTAAACCTTGACAAACCGTATTGATTGTGGTATGATACATACATGTATGAAACCCACTAATGACTGAAGAGTATTTGTCACGTTGCGTCGTTGACCCAATGAAGCGTAAGATCTTCCTCTATTCAAGTGAGGGTGATGAGAAGGTGGTTAGTTGTGAAACCATGGATCAGTTCA